CAAGGGCTATGCTGACTTGAAGGTACAGGTGGAAGGGATTAGCACGACTGTTACAGACAACAAGACGGCTGCTGATGCCGCTTTCAAGACTCTGACTGACAACCTAAACGCAGAAGTCAGAGACCGCCAGGCTCTTGAGAATGCCTACGAGGCTACTTGGGTATATCAGAACGATCATCTGTTAAGCCTGATGGCTGCTCAGTTCAATGCCGACGGTACCATCAAGGGGTATTCGGCTCTGACTACGAAAGTGGACGGAATCGAGGGTACTGTTACGTCGAACAAGACTGCAGCAGACAAAGCCATTGGCAACCTGAATACGTGGCTCGGAAGCCTTGAGGACTATATCGAGGATGTTGACGAGGAGCAGGAGGCATCAGCAACATGGATCCAGCAGAACAAGAACAAGTGGAGTGCCGTCGCGGCCTCATTTGACAGCAATGGCAACGTCACGGCAAGTGGCATGGTTGGTGTGTATGTAGCTAACCAACTCTCTTATTTCGAGGTTGATGCCGACAAAATCAACTTCAACGTGGGCTTTGAGTGGTCTGTAAAGCATGATGGAGCTGAGATTTTCCACCTTGACAGCAATGGTAACCTGACCATCATGGGAACGTTCACTTCCACGAACGGCGACTCTATTGTAGCGACGGACGATGGGATTGTCAGGAACAAGCCTGGTACTAACACATACATTCCCCTGTATGCAGGCCGATACATGAGGATTGAGACACGCGCTGCCGACGGCAGGAGTTACAACCTCTATGACACAGACGACATGGTTCTGTTCACAAAGTCTCAGTACGGCCTGTATATACTTCCTACCACATGCCAGGGCGGAAAGGTCCTTTCGCTCAGGAACATCAGCGGAGGCACTATCACCATCAAGCCGGGATCGGGCCAGACTATCAGGGACAGCGACGGTGAGCACAGCTCCTCGTCGTTGGGCAGGAACATCAATAATGACGAGCGTGCGGAGCTTGTATTTTATAACAACAAATGGTATCTGAATGTAATAGGTACATAAAAAATGAAAACGATTATGAAGAAGATTGATTTTTCAAAGATTGTCGTAAAGGGTATCGACGGTAAGCCTTACGAGGTGACAGACAAGGCAGGGGTGAAAGTTCCCTATGACTTTGCCAAAGCACTCGGAAACGGCCTTTTCTATTGCGGCAAGGACCTTCATATCTCTGAGCTGGGACAGAAGATCTATCACCACGAAGAAGTGGAGCTGACGGATGAAGACCTGAAAATCATTCGGAAGTTCATCGACACAGGCTTTGCCCCCTTTATCCTGCTGAGTGTGAATCCGCAACTTGAGGAAATGATCAAATAAGTTTAACTATTTAAAAATTTTGGGTTATGAAAGAAATTGATTTGCCTTTAAAGAACAAGAGAGTGAATGAGGACTTTGGTCCCATCGAACTCAGTGAGAACGTGAAGATCGAGGGTACTTATGACATCGGCAACGATAAGTACGCCGTTGAGGGTGAAGTCACTCGTAACGAGAAGAAGCTCGGACGCTTATAGATAACACCACATCAGGCATCATCTGGCAGTGGCTTGCAGAGCATAAGCAGGACGTACTGGACTATTTCGCAAGTATCATGCGAGAGGCCAGCGACATCCAGCTTGTGAACTTCGACGTTGACCGCCACATGGGCCTGCTTACCACCTACATCTATCAGGGTGTAAGGAGGGTGGATAATGTGAAGCCTGCATCGCTCGTAGAAGGTCTGACAAGGCTGAATGAAGATCTTCGCATCCGTTGTGAGAACGCTGCCGCAGAAGCAGAGCGTCAAGGCTCGTATGCCAAGATGCAGGGTGACAGAGTTGATGCTTGTATCACTGGCTACAATCAGCTCTACCAGAGGGTGAAGTCGCAAGGTGACACAGCCGAACAGCAAGGCGCAAACGCCCAGAGCATCTACGATACCGTCAGAAACTGGTATAGCCCATTCAAGACAGGTGCTGAAAGCTGGCTTTCAGACACAAAGGCCGATTGGGATGACTGGAACGGATCGACCAGGGACGCATGGGATAGCTGGTACGATGCACGTCTAAAACAATGGCGCGACTGGTTTACCGACGGTGTGGTTCCTGACTGGAATGACTTCTGGGCATCTGTGCAGCAGGACTGGCACAACTGGACCGAAGCCGAACTTGCACGTCAGGAGGCCGAGCTTGAGCGCATCGACAATGAGCTTGCGAGGATGGCCGCTGAGAGAATCCGCGTAGCCTCCGAGCAGGAACGTCAGCGTCAGGAGGGTATTCGTCAGCATAACGAGTCTGTACGTGAGCAACAAGAGGCTGAGCGAGAGCTTGCAGAGGATAAGCGTCAGCAGACCTTTGAAGAGAACGAGGCGCAACGCCAGCAGGACTTCGAGGATGCAGAAACAAGACGTATGGAGAATATGCTTGTCACAGAGTTCTACGTTGACTTCGACGATATGACGCTAACCATCCTGCAGCCAGAGGCAGACACTGTTGAGTATGATGTTGAAGATGGCTATCTGTTTATCGAAATCGAATATGATGACGGTGAAGAAGAGTCAGAAGAACAACCCTAAAAAAATGAAGTGATATGATAAAGACTAAAAGAGTAAAGAAAGGTCCCGTTGGTGTTAAGCCAGAAGGAGATTGGAGAAACGACGTGAAATATCCTTTGTTAAGGGAAGTTCAGCACAATCACGACTCATGGATCTCGAAGGTTAACGACAACATCGGGCACGAGCCTGTAGATGATTCCTCATACTGGTTCAGAAGCACGAAAGGCGGTCAGTATGCTCATGAGGCTGGTGAGACCGCTGAGTTGCAGGGTGATATTGCAGAGGCTAAGGGCAACATGGCTCAGAGCCAAGGCAATACCGCAGAGAGCAAGGGCAATGTCGCAGAAGGTCAAGGCCAGTATGCAGAAGAGCAGGGAAACCGCTGTAAGACGATGGCAGATCATCGTGACAAACTCGGTGCAGACGGTTATATCTACACCTATGACCCTGAGAACGATAAGGCAGAGTAACCAACTATAACGCGTAGGATTATGGAAGAATTGAATCATCTTGAAATTGACGTGTGTGGAAAGAAGTACACCTTCAACGGAGGTGGCGGCTCTGGTTCACAGCCTGCTCCCGACAGCGTAGGTACTGAGCAGATCAGAAACAAGACCGTCAAAGAGGAAGACCTTGAGGATGATGTGGCCAAGGGACTCCATGAACTGGATAATCCCGAAGTCTATGCTACTCATAGTGACATTGATGAAATATTCGACAACAACTAATTGAAACGAAAAGATAATGGCAACTATTGCAAAGAAAACAAAGGCCAAAAAGCCTGCAAATGAACTGATTATGCGTGCTGACGGGTTCTATCTTGGGCGAGTCCTGAAAGACGGAACACCCTCAAAGAGTGCACGTAAGATAACTGCATCGGAGATCGTGACGATGTTCGCAGCCTTCTTCTCTGCCTACTGTGCCCATAATGGCGTGACGGAGGAAACTTTCGGCAAGGAGGGTGAGTATCAGTTTACGGCTAAAGAACTATAGACAGGCTGAGCGTGGCGGCATTTGGGCCGCATCAGTATAATTCACAAATTGTTTAATTTAATTTTTAAAAGTTATGGTAGATTCTCAGAATTTAACCAATCCTCAGAACCTTATCCACATTGAGGATCTGAACTACTTCGAGGGCAAGCTTGCTGCCAAGTATCAAACCAAGTCGATTGCCGTTAACGGCATCACGGCCAACACCGTAGAGGGTGCGCTTGGCGAGTTGAAGGAGGCTATTGCCACCCAGATCTCAACCGTCTATAAGCCCGCTGGCTCTATCGCTCCCGCAGAGCTGCTCCCCGCACTGCTGGTAGAGGCGAACGCCAACAAGGTTTACAACCTGACTGGCGACGTTACCACCGATGCCAACTGGATTGATGGCGCAGGTAAGACCGTCAAGGCCGGTACCGACGTGGCTATCATTGCCGTTGAGGACGGTGGCAGTACCGTTTATAAGTTCAACGCCCTGGCTGGTCACATCGACCTGACCCCTTACGCAGAGAAGGTATCAGGTGCAACAGAGGGTAACTTCGCCGCTCTGGATGCCAACGGCAACCTGACTGACTCTGGCAAGAAGGCTGCCGACTTCAAGGAGAAGCAGACGGCTGTTACTGATCCGACTGCCGATGGCAATTCACTGGAGTTCATCGACACCATCAGCCAGAACGCCAACGGTGAGATTTCCGCTACGAAGAAGTCCGTTAAGGTGGCAAGCCACAGCGACATCGACGAGATCTTCGCCTGATGGCAACTCTTAGGGTGTGAGGGGTTCGACTCCCCTCACGCCTTCAATGTTTAACCTCGTAAAAAAGTTGAAAGTATGGAGTTGACAAATCCTGGAAGTCTCGTACACGTTGAGGATCTGAACTACTTCGAGGGCAAGCTGGCTGAGAAATATGCCACAAAGTCAGAGACAGGTACGGACTTCGCCACGGAAGCTGAATGCCGCAGTATCGTAACGAACTACGGGCAGTAGAAACCAAAAATGTAAGAAATATGGCAACAACAAGTAAAGCTATCAATAAAGCAGACCTTGAGGCATACCACGATGAACTGATGAAGAGTGTCATCGAGCCTCTGACGGGGCCGACTTACGATCCGACGAATGAGAGTCTGAACTTCCCCGTAACGGCAAAGGTCGCCTACGACTCGGTGAATGAATCACTGGATTTTGGAACACTAAATATTTAAGTTATGAATGAACTGAAACAGACAACTATTGCAGGCATCGTACTCTTGCTGAAAGACGCTCAGGTACGTACCGATCTTGCCGCCATGACTGCTGCAGGCGGCTGTATCACTGTATTGCAGCAGAAGGTGGCCGCACTCGAAGCCCTGATTCAGAGCGACAGCGACGGTGCCATCAATAAATTCAACGAGATTCTTGATTTCCTCGCAGGTATTGATGACTCGGAAGCCCTGACTCTTGAGACGATGCTGGCCGCAAAAGCCAATGCCGTTCACACTCATTCAAAGAGTGAGATAACGGACTTTGAGCATACGCATGATGACCGTTACTACACGGAAGAAGAGATTCAGAACCTTCTCTCCGGCTATTTCACGAAGCAGGCAGGCGAGGAATTGCAAGCCCTTGTCGGCAAGCACGGCAAGCGTCTGAACACGCTCGAAGCTATTGTTCCCGCCATGAATGATGCACTTCCCACCACGTACACCCTTGAGGCAGATTCAAATCCTGCTTTCACAAGGGTAAACTCTGGTGCCGCAGAGCGTTACATTCAGGCCATGGGCGGTTACATGTGGTACAAGAAGGATAACGTGTGGTATGCTGCAAAGCTGAACAGCTCTTCTTGGGATGCTTTCGCCGACGGTACACCTGTTACTACGGCCATCGAGAACGTTTGTGAGACCATGATCCACACTCCAGAGTGTCATTATCTTGGCAATGGCAAGACTATGACTTTCGGAGGTCTGCAGCCAGTGGCAGGAGGTCACACTTTCGCTGCTCCGAAATGGAATGGCGCCTATCTCGCAAGCGTAGGCTCAGACAACAAACTCCACTCGCGTCCTAACACTACCCCAGCCAACTCACGCACAATGACAGAGTTCTGGAATCGTGCTCAAGCCCTTGACACGAACGCAGGACTCTCGAACTACCAGTTCCATTGTCTGATTAACGCTTTGTACCAGGCCCGCTACGGCAACTTGAACTATCAGACTACCGTCGGATCGGGTTGGCAGCATTCTGACTGGACGCATTGCCGTGACGTTGCGATGGGTCTGACGAAGAAACTTGGCGACGGCACAGGAAAGGTGCTGTATAACGATGCCACCGTCGGCAATCAGTACCCGACAAAGCTCTTTGGCTTTGAGGATCCATGCACGAAGCTGTGGGAGTTCCGTCCCGGCATCCGCTTCTATATGGACGGCTCTACCCGCCATGCCGTTGTTTATGATGGGAACGTCGTGAGCAACACCGCAACAGGCCGTGATATAAGTGGTGTCCTTGCAAGTGCATCAGGTCAGTACGCTAACCAGATGGAGCTTGGCGAGTATTGGGACATGATTGCCAAAGCCGTTAGTGGCTCTGATACCACGTATTACTGCGATGGCTATTGGGCTGCTACAAGTGGAGAGCTGCTGATCGTCGGGGGTCGCGCGGATAGCTTGGCTCGATGCGGTCTTTCGTGCGCGTACTCGAGTAACGGTTTCTCGTACTCGAACTCGAGCATCGGCGCTCGTCTGGCCTTCTACGTTGATCCGGTCATCGTGAGCGGCGCAGAGTTGGTGGCCATGATTTCGTAGAAATCGAATGGCCTGCCTGCTCTGCAAGAACGGGACTCGCCCCGCTGAAAAGCGGGGACACGGAAATCCCTCTCAATCGGGGGAGGCAGGCCAAAATTTTAAATCAAACAATAAGTATAACAATTTAGAAAAATCCAGAGATCAAGCGGAAGCTTCGACTCTTGAACTTTTTCAAAATGCTCTTTGACTTGATGACTTTCTGAAAGTTTTCCAGGACACGAAACAGAATCATTCCGCGCAGCCGCCATTGCCGAGAGGTTATCGGACTTTCTACTACGGCATTTGGAGAAACGGATGCGAAGTGCAAGTCTCAGGACTTGTGCGAAAAGGCAACATATCGTGGAGCTGCTGAACGTCGGGGGTAACGCGAATAACTTAGCTCAATGCGGTCTTTCGTACGCGAACTCGAATAACGGTTTCTCGAACTCGAACACGAACATCAGCGCTCGTCTGAAATTCTCACTAAACAAAAAACACTGTTCCTACGTCCCTGCAAAGATTACGTGATAACCATAGCGGGGCAGTAAGGGCACACGATTGAGCCTGTCTCGGTGGAGGGTGTGACCGTCGCCCAAGACGGCAACTACCCGACAGAGCGAAGATAAAAGGCGTATGGTATGAGGAGCAATCCAACAGAGTCCACTCACGTAAGTAAGCAATACAGTTGTACGTATATACCGAACACCTGAGAGCCAAGAAGTGTAGAAGGCTTATCGGTCAGGCATCATTATCAGGATATGGCAGAGAAAGAACTTGCATACAAGCGCAAAGCCCGTCTTCGCGGTAAGAACCGCAAAGTGAGGATCGCCCAAGTCTATGATTCGGACAATCTTCGCCGTGCCGACCATGAAGCCCGCAAGGGAAAGGACGGTCCCAAGAAGTATCATAAGGGTGTGCGCCTGTTTGACAAAGCTCCAGACAGAAACTTGCAAGACCTCAGTGACGACATTCGCCTTGAGAACTATCACACCTCAGAGGGCCATGAATGCACCCGCCGCTGTCCCTGTGGCAAAGTCCGTACGCTACACAAGTTGCCTTACTATCCAGACCACATTGAGCATCATGCGCTGATGCAAGTCATCTTCCCAGTCATGTTGAAGTATTACTATCATGATTCTTCTGCCTCCATCAAAGGCAAGGGTATGCACTTTGCACAGAAGCGCACGGAGAAATACATCAGAAAGCACGAATACGCAGGACGTATCTATTTTGCCAAGATGGACTTCGTGAAGTTCTATCACAACATCGACCAGATGAAATGCTACGACGTACTTGCACATCATTTCTCAGACAGAGGCATACGCTATCTGATTTGGGAGGTCCTGACAGCTTGCGAAGACGGCCTTGGTATTGGCCTGTTCCCTATTCAGCCGATGACCAACTTCTATACCAGTCCGATATGCAGAGCCGTGATGATGCAGTACGACGTATGGATCGAGATATATTGTGATGACATCATCATCTGGGGACTGTCAAAGAAAGAAGTCTGGAAAGCCGTGAATTACATTCTTGGCTATGCCCGTGACAAGATGGAGCAGAAGGTACACGACGGCATCAGCGTACAGGTAATAGACGAGAAGCATCCTGCCGACTTCGTAGGCTATCAGTATTTCTTCGGTCACACGTTCATCAGAAAGGCGATGAAGAAAAAGTTCAAGCGCAAGATGCACCGCACCAAGGATCCTCTCAAGCGGTATAGGACTGCCACATCATATAAGGGTTGGCTCAAGCACTGCGACGGTTTCCGTCTCTGGTGTGCGGTAATGGGTATGAAATCATTCAAAGATTTGGAAGTTCCCAAGTTTGAAAAGCTTGATGCAGACGGCCATCGTATGCTCGAAGGAACAAAAGTGTCGGCTTCAATGATAGCAGAGCGAGAAGTGACATTCCGTGACGTTGAGACAGGCGTTAAGTCCAACTTCAAGAAGCCCGCAGCCATCGTCCAGATTGAAGACAACGGAATGCTCTACAAGTTCTTCACCTGCAATCAGGGCCTCATTCAGACATTGACCTATTGCAAGGAGCATAAGATGTTTCCGTTCCGAGGCAAGCTTCATCGTCAGAATCCGAACGCAGGACTCCCAGACTACACCATAGTATAAAAATGTCTAACTTAATATTTTTCAGTTATGAAGAAAAGTACATTCGATTTTAAGCCGCAGCTCGTGGATTACGAGGGCGCAGTAGTGAGAATCAACTTCGACGTAGAGAAAGTGACAGAATCATTCCCTTCAATGGGTGACGGTGAGCCGGTAGAGCGTGAGGTCTTCAAGGCTTGCGTCGTGCGTGTACCACAGCCTCTTACGGTTGAAGCCGTGAAAGCAGCCCTTCTTGCAGAAGGATTCAGCGAGATTAAGGCCAATGCAGTCGCCACAGAAGCAATCTTCATCATCGACGGCAGTAATGATCTCGGCAAGGCTAAGGCCATGGTTCTTGCAAAGATTACCGAGTACGACAACAGCGATGACGTGAACGGATTCACCTTGGGTGGCAAGCAGCACTGGATTCCCCGCGAGTACCGCGTGATATATGGTGACAGGCTGGCACAGGAGATGCGCCGTGAGCACGAAAGCGTAAGCTTCGACCTGCCAGATGCACAGCCTGGCGACGCTCCGCTGACACTGGACGTGGCTATCCTGAGAAGATCAACTTTGACACAATGTTTGCAGAGTAAGTCTTATGGTGACAACACTCCTTATCATATCACTGGTACTGGTTGCGCTCTACGTGGGCGCAACCATACTCGCAACGAGAGAGTTGCCTGAGAGCATATCGGCGATGGTCTTTGACCTCAAGAAGCCTTGGCAATGTGTATGGTCCGCGTGGCTTGCATCGGTGACCGTCATGATCTCCCCTGCCCTGACCGCTGCCATGCCTGATGTCTGGTACGGGATTGCAGGCCATATCCTTATTGTCTTGCTGGCCATGACAGCCGCCATGCCATTACTGCCCGGCTACCACAACAAGGCGCACTATATTTGCGGGATTGCAGCAGGCATCATGTCGCAGGTCTGCGTTGCGCTGATCTGCCCTTGGTGGCTACTGGTATGGTGTGTATTTTTCATCCTGCCGTTCTGCGACAGGAAATGGTATATGCCCGGTCTTCCGATGTGGCTGATACGCTCAAAGGTATTTATTGCCGAATGCGTCTGTTTCGTGACAGAAATCGGCTCGTTACTAACTTATTAACTCATATATGCTCTATGGAAGAGATTGGGAAATGGATTTCGATTATTTGCGGAGGTGGTATAGGATGGTTTGTAGGCGAGTTTCAGCCAACATTCCCTTTAGGTGTCGTGGTTGTGATACTGATAGTGTATGATGCCTGGACTGCCTTTCAACTTGACAAGAGGGTTCACAAGAAATACCCAGACAAGACAAAGCTTAAGCAGGCCCACTTTACGAGTTTCGCCTTTGGTAAGGTCATTACTCAGACGATCCCGAAGCGTCTCTGGCTTATTCTGCTTGCGTACATGGTAGAGCATTGGGTGTTTATCCACGTACAGATACCGTTGTCGTATATCGTTACAGGAGCCATCTGCTTTGAGCAGGGGTGGTCCATCCTTGAGAATGAAGCATCATGCCGCGACAACGAAAGCGAGAGCCGTTTCTGGCGCACGTTGCAGAGACTTCTCATAGACAAGACGGCTCGGCACTTCGACCTTGACCGTGAAGATCTCAAAGAATACGATAAAGAAAAAAACATGGAGGATTAA